TAGCATCAGCAGTTCCATAAACACCGATATACAATTTACCTTTTGGTTGTATTCTGAAAAATTCAGAAACGTGGTAATAAAGTATGTCAATATCACTTGCTACTCCAACAACCACGTTTTGAGTTAATGTACCAGCTAATGTACCAACAACAGTTGAAACATAAGGAGTTCCAGTGTTTAAGAATACACCTTGACCAGCAGCAGCAGTAATTGTTACAGTTGCAGTTGTAGCAACAGCAGTAAATCCATGTGTTGGAGTTCCTAAGTTAATTTCAGCAGCTAATCTAGTTGCAGCAGTATCAACTGTTACAACATCAGCAGCTACTTGTGTATAATCGCATAATGTTACTACTCCAGCAGCAGCTTTACTTGCAGTTGGATTAACACTATTAATAGTTGCACATGTTAATTTGTGAGTATTACCAACAGCACCTTTATTAGTTACTAAAAAAGTAGCTGTGCTTTTTGTTTCTCCAATTGAAGTATTTGTAATACCTAATGCAACCGCATCATCAACTGAAAAAATTGTTTTAATTCTGTTAGTAGCTGTAAAACCACTTGGCAAAGATGCTGTGTAGAATAGTAAGCCTGAAATATAATCAGTGCCAGCTAATGGTCTACCTAAACCGCCTTGTCCTTTGTTAAATATAACGTCATTTGCCATTTATAAAATATTTTTAAAAATTATTTTTTCTTTTTTGGTTTTTCTTCAATCACTTCTTCCGATTTTATAACAAACATCTCTAATTTGTTTAAATCAGCATGATTTTTTATAACTTCAATTTCAGCATTATCACTCAATAAATAAATAGCATTGTCACTTGTTACAACAACAATATTTGATTTATCTATTTGGTTTTTTGCTAGTTCTTTTGCTAATTCTAAAGTCATTTTAATATTTTTTATAGAAGGGAGTTAAATCAATAACTCCCTTGTAATTTTATAATTATGCTTGTACGATTGCAACAACACCTGTTTGAGATGTGCGCATTTTTGAAGCTCCAAACAACTGCATTGCAGATACGATTGAACCATAGTATTCAGCTACTTGTTCAGTAATAAATACATCAGTAGAACCCATTGCCTTTGCAACGAAATTAGGATGGTAAGCTAATGCAGCTAAGTTATCAGTTGCAGCAGCAGATGAAGGAGTACCACTATCAGCAACAGCTTTAATAACTGGAGTTGCAGTGTTATCATAAACAACAACTGTTGAACGAATCATAACGTCAAATCCATGAATACGAGTAACAACACCTGAAGGCAATGCAGAAGTTCCATAAGATTGAGCTTGATAAACATCAGCAATAGCTAACAATTGAGCATTATACATATCTGAAGGTAATAATAATACACGACCAGCAGCCGGTACATTTTCAGAATCTAAAATAGATTTTGCTTTTAAAATATCAGCTAAAGTAATAGCGTTACGAGTACCAGTTGCAGAAGGTGCTAAAGCAGTTCCAACAGCAGTACCAGTAGTTCTTACTTGGCGAGTTGCACCACTTGGCGCCCACTTGTATAAAGCGTTATTAACTAATACATCTTCTAACGTAGAAATATGTTGATTTAAAATAGACATACGTTTGTCATAAGATAAAAAAGCAGTTTCTTGACCAGCTTCAATGTGAATTGGTTGAACGTAGTAAGTATCCATTGAATACGTTAATTCACTATCCGTTCTTTGCGTAATAGTCGCTGGGAATGAAGTAATGTTTTTAGAAATAGTTGGATTAGCTCCAGCTTGTGGAACGTGAACTGTTTTGTAGTTTACGAATCCATCGTGATTAGTTGCACGAGCGATAATAGCGTTATCCTTAAATAGATTCTCTTGAATATCGGATAACCATTGTTCTTTTTGTAATGCCATGATTTTTAGTTTTTATTTTTTTTGTTATTTTTTTATTTATTTTTTATTGTAAAATTTATTATACATTTCAGTATAGATTGCAGGAGTTTCATTTTTGATTACTTCTAATCCTTTAACATCTTTTTTCTCCCAATCACGAATAGTCCAATCAGCTCTTGTATCTTTGTTCTCAATGTTTTTAGCATCAAAGATTTTAACAGCATCTTTAACATTGTTAATTTTACTTAACATGTTTTCAACTGCTCCAAAGTTTGCAATTGCTAATTTAATAGTTTCATCTTTTGCAGATTCTTCAATCTTTTTAGCTTTGATTGCGTTCTCAACTAATTCAATAGATTTAGTTTCTAATTCTTTAGCTTCGGCTTCTACCTTTGCTAATTCAGCATCTTCAATTTCTTTTAAACGAGCTTTTAATATTTCGTTTTCAGAAATTAATTCTGCATTTTTTGCGTCTTTATCTTCAATAGCAGCAACAATTTCAACTTCAGTTGCTTCATTGGATAAATTTAACATGTTTGTTACTTTTTCCATTTTGGGTTTTTTATTTATTAATTTATTATAGATAAAAGCCATTTCACTTAGGCTATTGGTACTCATTTTCATTTTCTTATCAGACTTAACAATAACATCAACTAAACCCATTTCCATGCATTCAGTAGCACTTAAATAGGTTTCTTCATCCATCATTTTGTTAATTGTATCTTCATCTAACTTTGTTCTTTTAGATAAAATAGTTACTAATGTATTTTTAACTAATGCTAAAACTGATTCATCATTGCCACCTTTTGGATTGTGTAACATCATAGTGCCATAATCAGCCATATAACATTTTTCTCCAGCCATTGCAATAACACCGCTAATACTAGCAGCTAAACCATCAATGTAAGTATCGCATTTAACTTTTGAATTAAGTATAGCAGAAACGATTGAATAACCATCTAATACGTTTCCACCTATTGAGTTAATTCTAACATTGATTTTCTTACATTTATCTTGTAAGTATTGCATTTCATAAGCAAATGCAGAACCTGAAATACCATTTATATACATTCCATTTCCATCAACTGAATCGCCTATTTGGTCATACAACAAAATAGTAGCTTCTTCTTCGACAATGTTTTTAATATACTTAAAGTCCATATTACAAATTTATTTATTAAATTTGTTGAATTAATATTATTGTTACTATAATAAAATGGGTAGAAAAAATAATGAAGATGACATCCGTATTAAAATGTTATCATTTGGAGTTCGTTTAACTTGCTACGTTAGCGGTGCTAAAAAGAATAGGTTTATGTTAGATCAACTTAAACGTGATTTGGGCGAAGGTGAACTAATAAAGAATATTATGGATATTCACTATTCAATTATTGAGGAGCTACCAGAATATAAAGAAAAAGAATTTAGCGAATTAAAAAAGTATTTAATTGATAAAATTAAAATAAGCTAATAACACTTAATGAGCTTCTTCTAACAGCTCCAGATGTTCCACCTGTTCTAAAATCTTCAATTGAAAAAACAGTGTTAGGTGCTACGCTTGTTGCTAAATAATTGTGAACAAATACTTCAGTATCTCCAATTGGTTTTGAAATTGTATTAGTGCTTACACTTACTGTTGCTTTCTTTATAATAGTATTGTAACCGAATACAACACCTGTATTAGCATCTAAATTAGATGTTAATGTTATTAATACATCTCTAGTTTTACCATCGTTAGGAGTAGTAAATGTGAATATTTCAGCCGCTGTATTAATTGGTGGAGTTCCAGTTGTTTCATCTCTAAGAGTTAATCTTTCTGAATAAAAAGTAAATTTATTAGTTGAACCAGCGTAAATATCTACTAATTGAGTTGCATTAAAATCTCCTAAAGTAGGACTATCAGTTGCTACATATTTATAAATAGTATGTACATTAAATACTGATGAATCACTAAATGTTAATGGATCAGCAGTTGCATCTTGACTTGGAGTTAATACAAAACGTGGTATATTAGTTGAAGTATTGTTAGCTATTGCAGTCGTTTCATAATATTTACCGCCATAAAATATTTCACCAGCAGTTATTCCATATAACGAAGTGCTATCATAAACACATCCACTAATAACATAAGGAGTTGTTAAAGAATAACTACCTAAATTAGATAGAACTAATGCCTTAATTAATCCAGCAACATCATCTTCTTTACTTTCTTGCAGAAACCTTAAAGATTGAGCTGTAAATGGTTGTAATTTTGATGGATCTACTACGTTGGATGTTATTATTTTTTTCATTTTAGTATGTAATTACATTGTAAGTACTGCCAGCTAAATTATATTTATCGGCAAATTGTCTAATTGTGTTTTCTTTATTTGTTGTTGTTGTGCCTAAAGTATTAAATAAATCTAAAGGCACGTTAATTGTAAAATCAAAAGTTCCTGTGATGTATGTAGGCATATTACCCATATAATCAGTTGAATTAATACTATTGTTAGGCATTAAACTAGATGTTTCACTTGAACCACCTAATAAAAAAACAGTTTGAGATTGAATAAAATTATTAGTTATAAATATTGGATCTGGAATATATGAATTTGGAACGCTAAACCATTTATTCATAGCGTATTCATATAATATTTTTTGTGAATTATATTTAATTCGTTCTTCTACTCCTATAAAATTATCTTGTAATTTATTAAATTTAGTTAAATCAACAACACCTGTAAAGCTAAATGTTTCAACACAAATATAAATCCCTTTACTATACTTTATAACATCGCCTTTAGTAAATACAAAGCCAATAGGGAAAAATAAAAAAGTATCGTCTAAATCATAATCAAACGTAGAACCATCTTTGTAACCATTAAATATTAAACTCCATAGTGATTGAACTGGTTTTGTTATAACATAAAGCCACGCTAAAAATTTAGGTTGTCTAAGCGTTGGAGGTGCTATTTGTAAAGCGACTATTTTATTATCATAACTATAAATGCTCATTATTGTGCAATAAAGTTTAATTTATCAGTAAAAGTTTGACCAGCAGTAGTTTCTTCAGTTACATAACCAGCGTTTGTTGGATATATTGGTATTAAAGTAGTTTTACCTTGAACTAAATAAGTTGTACTAGCAAATGCAACGCTATTAGGTCGTATTGCTACATTATTTAATACTACATCAGTAACTCCAACTGTTGTTTGAATTGCATCAACTAAAGCACTTAATTTAAAGCTACCATCAAAATCAATATTAGCTAAATAAGTATTAATTGAAGTAATTACATTTGTAGAAATAACAGCAGAATATTGACCATCGTAATAAATAGATGCATCCACTAATAATTTATCACTTGCAGTACTAGATATAATGTAGTTAATGCCAGCAAAAGCCAAATCATCAACGTAAGCATTTGCAGCAACCAATTCAGGAGCTGATAATGCCACTGGCGGTTCTGATTTAGCTAATTTAATTAATACAGTTCTAGTTGCAGTTGTTTTAACAGCGCATCGTGTTACTATTCTTTTTGTCGCATCAATAGTTGTATAGTTAACAGCAAAATTACTATCCACTTGTAAAACTTGCGGAGTTGTCGCATCATATTGAAATAAAAGCATTTTAGATTTAAACCATTGATTTGTTCCAACTGCTGCATTAGTTACAATAGTTTCTAAATCAGCTTTAAACAAGTCCCAAAGCACTTCTAATAAGTACATTTGAGCAGCAACAATATACTTCCATAGTGTGTAAATAGCAGAATTTGAAACGCTATTTAAACCACTTAATCCTGTTTGTGCGGCTTGTTCCGCATCCATGTCTGCAATAATAGTATCTATTGAACGTGCCATTTATAGTTGATTTGGTAAAACAATATCGCCAGTTACTACCGGTGCTAATGTTGCTGTTGTTGTATTTAAGTTTTGGTTGTCGTTTCCTAAAGTAGCGTAATCTTGTATGTAGATTTGCACGTTTGGATGGTCAAAGTTTTGTTCTTCGTTTCTTCTTAATAATTTACCGAATGTGCTATATTGCTTATTATGTGTTGACTGCCATACACTATCTAACAATGTTAATATAGTTGTATCTTCATCTAAATAGCTTTCAAAACAAACGTGTAAACGAACTACCATGTCATATTCTTGACTAACCGCTTGCTTACCTTTATCTCTAAATGTAGATGGTAATAACTCAATAAATATAGCAGGATATAAAAACGGATTTTCTTCGTTTTCACGCTCCAATTGGTTATTCCATAGAGCAACGTGTTTAATGCCTGTAATAGCTCCTAAATCGGTTTTTAATGAGTTATATAAAGTTAGTTTAGACATTACTGCAAATGTAATATTATTTATTGAATATTCGTTTTATTGTTACATCCATTTTAGCAATAATTTTTCTATTTAAAACACCGCTATAACCTATGAATTGTCTTTTAGGCATTTTAAAAGGATATTTATTCCAAGCCTTACCCATTAAACCATCATTGTGTATTCTCGCATAAGGAACGTCAGTATAAATTTTAACTGCTAAAAAGCCAAAACGCTTACTTCTAATTGAACGACTTAAACGACCAGCTCCAGATTTACCAATTAAAATACCTCTATCAATACCCATACTTCTAACTCCACTTTCGCCACGTTTGCCACGTTTATAAGTTTCATAACCTCTTTTTCTTTTTTTCCAAGGCACAAAATTTTCATCAGTAAAACCGCCATTGCTAAATGAACGTGTAAAATGATTAGCAGCCAAAATACCCATTGCATCCACTACTTTTTCAAGTTGTGGTTTAAAAGCCTGTAGGTCCTTTAATATTTTTTTATGTTCTGCAAATGTTGCCATTAGTTCATTGCTATAAAAAATAATTGACAATAATGTAAACCGTCTTTATTTTTGTTTAATAAAATATGTGTAAAAAAATGTATTGAATTAGTTAGTTGCTCGTTTACGTTACCTTTATTTATTAAGTTGTTAATCATCTAGGCTTTGGCATGTTAAAATTATTATCAGCCAAATTTTTATCTTTAGGTTCTACTACAAAATAAGGGTGCTTATCACTAAATACTATCTTATCTTTGCCAGCATTCATCATAAATTCAGGCGGTACTGTTTTAGGTTGCGTAAATCCTTTTAAAGATGTCTTATCAGTATCATCACTCTGTAAAGTAGTACATCTACAATTCCAGCCATTCGGCGGAAAATAGTTATTCCAAAACTTATCATCAACTGGTCGTTTAATATTATTTAACATTGCATGTTCTGGTCGCACCCTACCATCACCAACTGTTACATATTCTAACATAGGTAATAGTTCTTTATTATTCTCAATATCCATCCACATACTAGCGGAACGGCTTTGAGATATGGCTGCATTATATTCAGCTCTTAAATAGCCTTGTTTGCCGTTATATTTTTCAAAAACTTCTGTTCCTGTTTTTTTATATTCGCTAAATGGCTTAATTCTATCTTTGTCATAAATAGCATCTACCATTTCACGTACTTGATGGTATTGTTTAGCACCACTAAAGACATAAACATTATTGCGTAAATCATTTAACATGTTATAGTCTGGACTATTCCAAGCTACATCACTTAATGTTTTACCAAAGCCATTGTAAACACCACTTGTTAATTTTTCTGCTACTTTTTGATATGTAACTAAGTCTAAAGATTGCGGAGTGATTAAACCACTATAAACACCAACTACTATACGTTCAATTTCTTCGTCTGAAAATATATTTATTGGTGCTGCATTTTGTATGTCGCAGAATGAACACACTATTTATAAAGATTATCTAATCTATTTTTAATACTTTCAACCGAACTTTTATCCATTACTTCAATAACTTCGCTGCCATATTTTTCATCTAAGTATTCAGCACTAAAAGTAAATTTACCAGTCTTAATCAATTCAATATCTATTTTAGATTGATCTAATAAAGACAATTGTTCTTCAGTTTCAACTTTGATTTTTGTATTCGGTGGGAATATACCTAATCTTTGCATCATAGGTACTAATTGATAATTTAAAACACCTTCAATAAAAAACTCATCGCCATAAGCTACATTCTTTAAAACACGTTCTTGAACTTCAGCAGAACCTACAAAAGATTTCTCATCCATTGTTGCAGTTTGCCCTAAAATCAGTTTACTTAATTCACTATTGCAACGTGCTATCATCATGTCAAACACTTGGTAAGCATCTGATTTACCACTATCAACTATCTCAATTAAATCATCAG